TGAAGTTGTCGAGAACTTGGACGCTCTCGCTTACTCTCAGCTAGTCGACCCGGTCAAAGTCAAGGAACCAGATAAACCTTTGGACGTTTTCAAGAAAACCGTGCTCAAGCAGTCTAGTGTAAGAATGGAGCCAAACGCTTTGCGTGAGGCCTTCCTAAACACAAAGCCAAATGAGCTACGTGAACTCTGGCACGACAAGACGGGTCCTAGCGAACAGTTTCCAGAGGGCAACATCGACGGTCAAACCCCCAGATTCAAAGTCAGAGCTGACGTGCACAATACTAATGCCGTTGTTTCCAAAACGGGTGCAGATCCGGCTTTCATAGAAGGTGCTCACAAAATGTCAAACAAAGATTCTACGGCAAGAAATGCGGCGGTCAAGAAACGTTTGCGTTTTGCTGACTCTGTGGAGAAGCAAGTCACTGTTATGACCAATCAAGACGTTGTCAACGCACTCTTCAATAGTGTCTGCGACATGATTCCCAACTTGGGTCGTTACCGATACAGTGATTATGACTACGACGAAGCCGTGTTAGCCAATGAGGCCAATAGATTCGACCGAAAGACGAGCACAATAGTCGCTAACGCACGCGAGAGAGCAAGCTTCGCCTACGGCTATGAATACAACGTGCATCCTGAGAATTTCATCGACATAGGCTTCAAGAATGAATACAAATGCAAGCCCGAGACCTTGAATGGGGACGCTAAGCCGTTACAAACTCTAGCGACCATGCATGATGCAGTCTTTCATAAGCTCGGGGGCTTTACACGAGTGATGACTCAGTGCCTTCTGAAATCCTTGCCGGACAACTTGTACGTGCATATAGGCACATCACCTTCAACTCTAGACGATTGGTGTAAAGAACATTGGCGTTCCAGTAGTGGGCAAAGCATTGACTACACAGCTTTTGACCAGTCACAAAATGGCATCATCATGGAAGCTTGTATTAAAGTCTACGAAAGAATGGGCGCGCCAATCGACATGATAAACACCTACAGAGATTGGAAAATGAACGTACACTCAAGATTCGGTGAACACGATGTCCAACGGTTTACAGGTGAATGTGAAACCATACTTGGCAACACTTTGTGCGGTATCATGCTCGCGAACGCACGCTATCAATTAACCAATGGCAATGGACCTACCGAACCGGCTTGCTTTGTGGGCGACGACGCAGCTTGGTATCCGGGCAAGTTGGAAAGATCTACCTGGAAACTGCTGGAACCAAGAATGAACTTTGTCCTAAAGACGCAAGTTGAGACACCAGCCACGTTCGTGGGTTGGAGACTCACCTCTGAAGGCATTTTCAAGGATCCGCAGATCTTGTATTATCGATATCGCTTAAAGGTGGAAACTCGTCAAATTGCAGAGAGCATGCTGTCCTACGCTTATGAGGCCGGATTCGCTTATCGACACCCGGACATTGCGCAACATTGTAATGAGTTGGACCTGACGTGTCACCAAGCATTAATGCGAGAGCTTTTGTCTAATCACACTTTCTGCAAACACTTCACGCATTTGCTTACGGGCGACGTGCGCGTGGAAAATCACGTGGAAATTGGCAAAGCAGACGTTAGTCAAGATATGCTTCGACATTGGGCCAACACTGCTACGGATCGCAATCTGTACCGGAAAGGTTTGCGAGTGCTTCGTTATGCAGCTAGCCATTGGACAGGTGAGCATGTGAAACTACAGCGCAGCTTGAAGGCAGATCATATGCTGGGTTACTTCAGCCGAGTCCTTCGTGAACAATAGCGCGCTTTAGTAGAGCCGCTCTGCACACTTTCGAAAACCAACATGTCAGTCTCAGCAAATTTAGGTCCTATTACGCAAGCAGTCCAAGCTACGATGCGGTCACTCGGAAGTGGTTCCTGGGACTTGCAAAAATCAGATTTTGGTCCTTTGGAGATCAAGTGGGAGCACACCATACTGGTGAGGCCCAATAAGGAAGTCGTTTACTGCAAGGAGTTGAGAACGTTCAAATCTCTAACCACTATGCTTGAGGATGTGCATGGAGTAGCTATGATACGCGATCTTCGCATCAACGTTACCTTCACAGAATTAGGTCAAACTGTTGCAGTCGGCATGAGTGCAAAGAATGTCACAGATGCCAACTTGTTTGGTTTGTACAAGAACTGTGTCACTAAGATGAGCGCGACCGCAGGGGCCATGCCTTTGGGTTCCCACGATCTCGAGTTACCGA